GGCGACGTGCTCCCCGACGCGCCCGCCATCGGCCCGGACACCATTCCGGCGCCGGTTGGCGTGCCCGTCGCGCCTGTGGCGGCCCCCGCTGGCCTCACGCCTGAGCAGGTCGACGCCATCGTGGCGCAGAAGGTGGCCGAAGCGCTGGCCAGCCTGACGGCGCCCACGGACAAGGGCGACAAGAAGTAATGCCGCTCTCCCTGAGCACCACGCCGGGTGTGTCAGCCAATGCCTACGCCGATCTGGAATCGGTGCAGGCGCTGGCCGCCTATCGTGGTGCCTCGGGGGTGGCGTTTCTCGAGCTGACCGCCGATCAGCAAGTGCAGGCCATCGCCACGGCGGCGGCTGAAATTGATTCGTTCGTGGTGCCGCTCGCGACGTTGGCGGGCGCGGCATCGTTCCCGCTGGATCTGGTGAAGGCCAATCAGGAGCTCGCCATCGTGCGGGCGCCGGCTTTCGCCGATGGTGCGACGGGTGATCCGACGACACCGGTCATTGACCGCGTGAAGCGTGACCGTACCGGCGAGTTGGAGACGGAATACTTCGCGCCGGCCACGATGGACCCCGCGTCGATCGCGGCATTCCCGCCGGTGGTGCAGCGCCTCGTCGCGCGCTGGCAGCGCCTCACGGTCGCCAGCAACTACGGCAGCAGCACCGCCGTGCGGGGCGCCTGATGGCGTACGCCGACAAGCACGCCGCCGCGCTCGTGCAGCTCCGTGCCAAGGGGCAGCGCATCGTGTTCACGCGCGTGACGCGTCCGGTGAACAACGAGACCGGCGAGCCGTTGCCGGCGGTCACCGAGACCGTGCGCGGCTATGCGCTGGGGCTCAGCGATGGCGATCCGGCGACGTACGCGCGGCTTGGCCTCGTGTTCAGCAGCGCGCCGTCTCTCATGGTCGTCTGTGACACCTACGGCGACGTGCCGCCCGATCTCGCCACGTGCGACTGGGGTGGCGTCACGCATACCGTGCGCGACGTGCAGCCGTACGCGCCGGATGGCGTCGCGATCTACTCCACCGCGGTGCTCGCCCGATGAGCTATAACGGCGGCATCGCGACCCATTCACGCAACGTGCAGACGCGGCACCGTCAGGTGTTCGGCGGCTTGTGCAGCGAGTTGGGCCGCTCCATTCGCGACGGTTCCGAAATCACCGGCGCACCGGGACAGCCGCGCAAGACGAGCAATCTGTACTTCTCGTGGATCGATCGCTTCACGGCGCCCTTTCGGTGGGAGATCGCGACCAACGTGGAGTACGCTGCTTTTGTGGAGGATGCCATTAACGGGCAGACCTTCCGCAACGGTGGCCCGCACAGCGTGAAGCTCACGATGCTCGGCGCCCCGCGGGTGCTCGAGGTCGTCGTGACGAGGTTCCGCAATGCTTGACCATCGCACCATCAAGCTGGCGCTGCGGGCGCGCATGGTGGCCACGGTCGTCGCCACAACCGGCATGGTCTCGCTGAGCGCGACGCCGAACGGCTACGCGCGCACTACGGGCTCATTCGTCACCGATGGCTTCGTCATCGGCATGGAGATCACACCGACCGGCTTTTCCAACAGCGCCGTGGAGGTGGTGACCGACGTGCAGGCGTTGACGATGACGGTGCGCGCGTCGCATCCGGCGCAGACCGCAGCGAGTCGCACCCTGACGGCGCGGATGCCGCAGCGGCGTGCGTTCGATGGGCAGTTGCTCGACCCAACGCCGGACACGCTGTCGTTGCGCGAAGAGTTCGTGCCGGCGCCGAGTGACACGCGCACCACGTCGCCGAACGGCGGGCTGACGGTGCTCACCGGCTTCTACCTCGTGACGCTCTTCGCGCCCGTGGCCGTGGCCGAATGGGTGCTGGATGCGCTCGGCACCGCCCTCACCGAACAGTGCAGCGGTGGGACGGTGATTGCGGCGGGCAACTCCGCCATTCGCTGCACGCAGCGCCCCGGGCCATCGCTCGGACAGATCCTGCCCTACGAGACCCCCGGCGTGATGGTTCGCGTCGTCCGCATCCCCTGGACGGCGCAGACCCGCGCCGCCGTGCGCCCCTGATCCTTTCCCATCGGAGTGATCCATGTCGCAAGACCTGAGCAGCATTACCCTCGCCTACAAGAAGCAGGCGGTGTTGGGCACCCGCGAGACGGGGGCTGGCGCCACCGGCCTCGAAGTCCTCGCCTCGCAGGGTTTCCAGTCGCAGATCGCGCAGATCGCGTCTGGGCTCCTGTCGCGCACGCGCATGGCCGCCAAGGGCCGCGCGGGCAGTGAGTTCTACAACTTCGCCGGTGATACCGAGCTGCAGGTCGGCAACATCGCGCCGATCTTCGACGCGGTCTTGGGCGGCACGTCATCGGCCGCCGTCACGCTCGACAACACGACGCTCACCTCGTGCGCCATCTCTGGCACGGGCACCACGATCACGTTTGCCGGTGGCAATGCCATCACGGCTGGCCTCCGCGTTGGCATGACGGCGCGCCTGACCGGCATGACCAACGCCGCGAACAACAACAAGTATTTCCCGGTGCTCGGCATCTCGGCCAACGGGCGCGTCCTGACGATCCCGAGCGGCATCCTCACGGACGAAGTGGCGGACGTCACGTTCTCGTTCATCATCTCGCCGGCCATCTACACGCCGACGCCGTATGTGAAGAGCGCGTTCACGATCGAAGCATATCTGGCGGACATCGATCGCTCCATCGTCGGCACGGACTTCCGCTGGAACGGCCTGTCGTTCTCGATGGAGCCGGACAATCCGGTGTCGGTGTCCGTGGCCGCTGGTGGCTCCGATGTCGAAATGCTGCTGGCGGCGAACTCGCCGAACTTTACCGCGCCGACGTTCGTCGAGGGTGAGTCCCTCGTCATGCTCGACGGCGCCGTGTACTTCGGCACCACGAAGCGCGCCAATCTCGCGTCGTTCTCGTTCGACCTCACGGCGCCGATCTCCGGCCTGCCGATGCTGACGCGCAAGAAGTCGCCGGATGCCTTCCTCGGCCAGTTCGCGCTCAGTGGCCAGTTCACGGGCGTGATCGATGACGGCGCCGACTTCGACGCCTTCCGCGCGGAAGACCAGGTCTCGATCTACCTCCACTGCGCCGAACTCAACGCCGCGAATCCGTGGGCCGCGCGCTACGTCGGCATCTACCTGCCCAACATGTCGTTTGGCGGCTGGAGCACGCCGCTCGGCGGCGAAGGCGCCGCGATTCAGACGGTGCCGATGAACGGCGGGCGTGACAAGCGGAGCGTCGCGCTCGGCTTCGCGCCCACGTCGATGCTGATCTCGACCAGCAACTAAGACGCAGGACCACGGGGCGCACTCCCGTGGCGTAGGGCCCCGACTTCGGTCTCCCGTGCCGTCGTCCGCGAAGCCCGCTTGGGTGACGCGAGTGCAACGACGGTGCGGGGGCCACCCTTTCGATGGAGCACTCATCATGCTGGACCTGAAAGACCTGAACGTGTCTGCCGCCGCCTCGCGTGGCGCCTTTATCGAGTTGGAGCACCCCGTCACGGGCGAACCGTTGCTCGACGCCGACGGCAAGCCGTACGGCATTGACGGCCTCGGCGAAGACAGCCCCGAGGTGCGCAAGATCGATCGCAAGCACGCCGACAAGCGCGCCGAGAAGATGCGCAAGGGCAACATCGATGCCGCCCTCAAGCAGGATGCGCTCGAGAGTGACCGCGTGGAACGCCTCACCGTGGCGACGCGCGGCTGGTATCTGCCGCCGCTCAACGGCGAGTCCCTGCCCTTCACGGTGCCCAACGCGCGGCGCGTGTATGGCTCCGAAGACTTGGCGTGGATCGCCGAGCAGTTCGAGAAGGGAATGCGAGACCGCACCCGTTTTTTCTCGACGGGCTCGAAGCCCTGATGCTCGCCGTCGCGCACGAAGCCCGGCTCAACCAGCCGAGCAACCCCGACGACGCGAAGAGCCCCTCACACCGCAAGGTGTGGGCGGCCCTCGCGGCGCAGGGGGACGTGCGCGCGGAAGCGGCCTTGCAGGAACCCGACTACCCGGAGTCGCACGAATATCTGCGCCATTGGTCGCGTCAGTTGTTCGGGCGCTCCGGGCTCGGCATGGAAGGCGTGTCGCCGCTCAAGCCCACCGAAGTACTCGCGTGGTCGCAGCTCAGCGGCTACGACGTGACGCCGATGGAATTCGACGCGCTGCTCACGTTGGATGCCGTGCGCCGTGATCCGTCCATCGCGGCCGAGACGCCGACCGAGAAGCGCGAGAAGCCGACGACGCCGGCCGCGTCGCGCTGGCCCACGCGCAAGAGCGGCGGGAGGATGGCATGACCGATCTCTCGACACTACGGCTCGTTGTCGACGGCGAGCAAGGCACGCGGGCGCTGCAGAAGTACGATGCTGCGGCGCAGAAGGCGGATCGGTCGTCGCGCCTGCTCGATGATGCCACGGCAAAGCTCGGCAAGTCGTTCGCCGCGCTTGGTGGGATCGCGGCGGCCTCAAAGCTGATTGCCATTGCCGACACATACACGCTGATCAACGGGCGCCTCTCGCTTGTCACGAACGGCACGGCCGATCTGGTGCGCGTGCAAACGCAGCTCTTCGCCGTCGCGCAGCAGACGCGCCAGAGCTTTGAGGGCACGGCGGACCTGTACACGCGCCTTGCCCGTGCCTCTGGGGCGCTGGGGCTCTCGCAAGACCAACTGCTGCAGTTCACCAAGCAGGTCGGACAGGCGCTCGTCGTCAGTGGCACCAGCAGCGCGCAAGCGACCGGCGCGCTGCAGCAACTCGCCCAGGCGCTGGGCGGCGGCGTAGTGCGCGCCGAAGAGTTCAACTCGGTGCTCGAAGGGGCGCCGCGCATTGTGCAGGCGGTCGCGTCCTCGCTCGGGTTGACCATCGGTCAGCTGCGCACGCTGGTGAACAGCGGCGAGCTGTCGTCCAAGCAGTTCGCTGAGGCGTTCTTGCGCGCGGGCGCGCAGATCAACGGCGAGTTCAGGAAGCTGCCGACGACGGTAGGACAGTCGCTCACGCTGCTCAACAACGCGCTGGGCAAGCTCGTGTCCAGCTCCAACGATGCGGTGGGCGCCACGGGGCTGCTTGCGGGTGGCATTGCGGGCGCGGCAACGGTCATCACCAAATACGGTGATGCGATTCAGGCGCTGATCATTGCCCTCGGCACAGCGGGGCTGATTCGCGCGCTGTCTGCTGCCGCTGCCGGGTTCACGACGCTTGGCGCCACCGCCGCCACCGCGTGGGCGTTGGTCACCGGTCCGATTGGCTTGGCTGTGGCCGGTGTCGCGCTGGTCACCACCGGCGTGTACCTGCTCATTCGCGCCTTCAAGGAGAAGACGCCCGTCGTCGACAAGGCCGCCGAAGCGCTGGCCCGTCAGAAGAAGGCGGCTGATGATGCGTACGCGGCCGCACGGCAGTTGTCTGGCGCGACATGGGTGGCGCCGGACATGCTGTCGAAGCTGAGCGAACTGACCGTGCAACTCGATGCCGTGCGTCGTGGCGGGAAGCCGCTGGCCGACGCCGTAAAGCTGGCCGGTGACGAGTGGACGAAGTCGAGCGGCTCATCGAAGGCGTTCGCGCTGGCGCTCGCGCAAGGCGATGCCAAGGCGCAGAACTACCTTCGCACCGCGCAGGCCACCGTTAAGGTGCAGAGTGAAATCGACCGCGTGACGCAGTCGAACACCAAGGCGCAGCAGGACGCCACCAAGGCCACCGAAGAGCGCAAGCAGCTGGAAGCCGACTACCAAGCGTCCGTCGTCCAACTCGGCATCGAACTCGCCGACCGTGCCCGCGTGGCCGACGAAGAGCGCACGAAAGCGATCGTCGCCACCGATACCGCCCTCCGGCAGCTCGCCGTCGCGCAGACCGCCAAGGACGCCGCTCTCAAGGCCGAGATCGCCGCGATCAACGGCGGCATCGGTGCGGGCATCGAATACGCGCGCCAACAGCAGACCATCGCGATAGCCACCGAGCGCATGAACGAGGCCCGCGCGGCTGGCATCCCGCTGACGCAGCAGATCATCGCCGGCATCCTCGCGGACGCGGCGGCCACCCAAAAGCTCATCGAGAAGCGCGAGACGCTGAAGCAGATCAACGGCATCAATCTGAGCACGTTGTTCGCGATCCCGGGCAGCACGACCGACAGCGTGAAGACGCTGGACACGGCCCTCCAGTCGGTCGCCGGCACCCTACGCGACGTCTCGCAGGCGCTGAACGGCACGGGCAACGATGCCGTGAAGATGCTGGGCGTGCTCGCAGGCGCCTTGGATGGGTTGGCGCGGGCGCAGAAGCAGGCGGCGGACGTGGCGAAGTCGGGCGTGAAGTTGACTGGGACGCAGCGCGCGGCGGCTGGGGTGGGCGGCGCCGTGGGCGCGTTCGGCTCAGGCTTCGCGGTAGGCTCCACCACCAGCAGCCGCACGCTCGGCGCGTTGGGCGGTGCGGCAGCCGGCGCGGCGACTGGTGCGGCGGCGGGCTCTATCATCCCCGGCGTCGGCACCCTGATCGGCGGCGTGGTCGGTGGCCTCATCGGCGGCATCGGCGGCCTGCTCGGCGCGTCGAAGAACGCGACACAGCAGCTCATTGCACAGCGCGCGGCACAGGAACAGCTCAACGAAGCGCTGAGCGCTTTGCGTGCGTCGTTCACCAACGATGCGTTGGGCAGCGCCATTGCGCAGGCCCGCGCGCAGTTCTCCCAGCTGCGCCAGCAGACCGAAGCGGCGTTTGGCGGCAAGAAGAACGAAGCCGAGCGCAACAAGATCCTCGGGGAACTCAACGTCCTCGAAGCGCAACGGCTTGCCCTGATTCAGCAGGAATACGACGACAAGCAGGCGGGCATTCAGCAGGATCAGGAGATCCGGCAGCTGCGCGCGCGTGGGCTCACGGCCGAAGCCGAAGCGATGGCCTTCGCCAAGGAACAGCAGGACGCCTACACCGCCCTCGTGAAGTCCGGCGCCTCTGCCGCGACGCTCGCCAAGGAAGCCGAAACGCAGCTGCTCGAAGCCCGGAAGCGCGCGGCGGAGATCGCGGAGGAAGAGCGTCGCCGGCTGTTCGACCTGTCCAACGGCACGCGCGCCTTCACCGACCCGCGCGGCGCC